ACCAGCACACCGCCAGCGAGCGGGTCGTAGCCGATCGCGTTCCACGCGGCGGCCTGAATGCACGTCGCCCGGTTGAGCGCTGCGGCCGTCTGCGCGTCGGTGGCCATCCCGTTGGCGTCGGTTTCGTAGTAGCCCGTCGACGTGGCGTCGAGGACCATACGGGACGCCTCACGCAGGAGGACTGTCGCGTTCACCGGGGCGTCCGCTCCCATCCACGTGGCGAGGTCGGCGGGTTGGGCCAGCATGGTCGGTAGGACGAAGCTCTCGTAGTAACTGCCCATGCTGGCCTCCCCTAGACGCCGTACTTCTCGATGAGATCTGTCTTCGTGAGCGCCTCAGCCTGGTCGGGTTCGGCGCCCTGCTGGACGGCCCAGCCCACCCATTCGACCTTCGGGGCGTTCACGTTCGGCTTGGTTGGCGCGGGTCCATCGCTCCATTCGGAGCCGTCCGGGTTGACCCGCTTGATGTAACCCTTTGTCAATCGGTCAGCGATGTGCCGCTGGAGGGGCAGCGTCATCTCGTAGACGACGCCACCCTCTCCGCGGACATGGATGACCTCGCGGTCATCTGCCATCAGTGCGAGGCCACCTGGAAGGCGGTGATCGCGCCGGTGTACCCGGCCGCATAGTCGATCGAGAGCGAGCCGTCCGCCTGGATGTAGCGGGCGGACTCGAGCGGGCCAATGAAGACGGCCTCGCCCGCGGGGACGGACACGGTCAGGTCACCCTGGCCGGACGACTCCGCAAGCGGCTTCGTGCCGGCGCGGACGATCACGTTCTCCGCGGCGCCACCCGAGTTACTGACCCGAAGGACAGTGCGCTCGGGGAACGAGTTGGCGATCGTCTGACCGTTGGTGGCGTCGGCGGCCGAGCTGATGCCCGAGTCGACGACCGCTACCCCGTAGTTGAGGTTCTGGTAGGTGAGTGCAGTGCGAGCCATGATTGAGTTCTCCCTTCAGGCTCAGGAAACGGTGACGTTCGCGATGGCGAGCGCGTCGGGACGGGTGACCTTCGCGCCGTACAGCGCGAGGCCCTTGACGGCGTCCGAGAACGACGTCTGCGGGCGGTACGCCTCGGTCTTGTTGATCTGCTCGGCGAACGTGATCGCGTCCGGGACGCCGGCCTGGATGGCGAAGACGCCACCGGTCGGGTTGGGGACGTTGTTCGACTCGAGGATGTCGAAGCCGGCGGCGCGGCCGACGATGCCGTTGCGGAGACCCTGCTCCGTGCCGGACTCGTTGACCTTCACGAACCGGCTGTCCTGCAGGAGCGCCCCGTAGAAGTCCGGGGTGACGATGCAGTAGCGGCCCGCGGTGGGCACGTTCGCCTTGGTCAGCGCGGTGCGCAGCGGAACGAGGACCTTGTTGTAGGCGTCGTTCGGGCTGCTCTCCGTGTTGATCGCGATCGGGCTGCCGGTGGAGCCGAGCACGTTCGCGGACTGCGCGGCGGTGAAGCCGAGCGATGCGATGTACTGGTCCATCGTGTCCGCGAGGGCGTAGGCGGCCTCGGACATGCCCTGCGGCATGACGTTGCCCTTCGCCTGGCGGGCGTCGACGTCGTCGACCTCGAACGCCCAGTACTCGGACTGGTCGATCACGAGGGTGCGCTGCGCGTCAACCAGCGGCTGCGGGTTGATGACCGTCGAACCCGCGATGTACGGGGCGACGGTGGGGCGCGAGATGGAGGTGATGCGGACGGCGTCACCAGACTGGGTGATTTCACCCTCATAGTCGTGGTTCGCGACGCCTCCGTAGACGAGGGCCTTGCGGAGAGCGACCAGAAGGTTCGCGCTCCAGATTGTTGGCCGGAAACGGGTGATGCTCATTTCGTAGCTCCTTGGATTCGGTTAGAGCAGGTGGGAGAGGAGGCCCTTGGACTGGGCGTCGACGATCTGCTCCGGTGTCATGCGAGCGAGTTGCTCTTCGGTGATTTGGCCCTGCTCTCCAGACCCGCTGAAGTCGGTACCGCTCACGCCAGCCGCCCGGGCTGCCTTGAGAGTGGGGTTGGCCTGCACAGCGGCGGTGATGGCTGCTGCGATGGCCGCGCCGTCAGAGGGATCGATGTCCTTGACGGAAGACGTGAATGTGAGCGAGTCGAGGAGCTTGGCAGGGTCGGCTCCTGCTCCTGCTGCTGCGGTGAAGATCGCGAGCTTGCGTGCGGTCTCTGCGGCGGTGGCTACAGCGGCGTCGCGCTCGGCGGCGGCGCGCTTGGCTGCTTCGACCGGGTCGGCGTCGTCGGTCTTGATGCCGGCGGCGGCGAGGATCGCCTGCACGCGCTCCTGCTCGGTGTTCTTCGCGACCCGGCTGGCGGCGGCTTCCGTGCGAAGGTCGGTGATCATCTTCTGCACGGCCGGGTCGAGCGATTCGACCTTGCCGTCCCATGCCGAACCCGTGGGCGCGGCAGGGGCAGCGGGTGCGGCCGGCTCGCCACCAGGTGCGGGCTCAGCCGGTGCTGCGGGTGCGGCGCCCTCTTCACCTTCGATGAGGCGGATGCCGCGCAGCGCGAGCAGGGAGGGACGCGACGGGCCGTGAATGGTGGTGGGTGTGGACATGGTGACAGGGCCTCCTGGGCTCTCATCGGTTGCACCCGCACCAGGCGGGACTTCTGGGTGAGTCAGCCGCCGTACGGGCGGACGTTGATGGTCGCGTTCGCGAGGTTCAGCTGCTCTCGCCGCGACTGCCGCAGCAGCCCGAGGTCGGGGTTGTCTGCGAGGAACTGGCGCAGGGTCGCTTGGCCGGATCGGATGTCCTTGCGGGCGTCCTGCTGAACGGAGGCGTCGAGCGCGTACAGCGCTTCACGCTTCGAGTTGCGGATGTCTCGCTCGAGCGCACGCTGCCGTTGGGTGGCCTTGTACGCGAACGCGTGCTGCTCGGTCCACGGCTGAATCTCCGGGAGTGCTGTCCGGCCGGGGAAGTACGCGGCGATGTGATGCCGGCAATTCGGATGAAAAAGTCCCGCCTCGGTCGCCTGCTCGACGGTGGGGTGTTCGCCGTCGTCGGTGATGCAGAGGATGACGCCCTGCCAGGGGAAGCAGAGCGGACACGGGTGGCCGGTGTCGGACACGAAGCAGAGGTTGATGCCCTGGTACTGCAGCAGTTGGAGCCGTGACGCGTTGTAGGCACGCTGGGAGGCGGTGCGGACGGCCATCTCGACGTAGCTGGAGAGCGCCCAGCGGCGTCCGGACTTGTCGGTGAAGCCGGTGATGCCTCGGGACACGAACTCACGCCAGACGAGCGCCTGCGCCTGCTGCGGCGTGTAGCCGATGGGGAGGACGTCACCAGCAGCACCCGGCGGGGCGATGACCTTGAAGATGTCGTTGTCGAGGCGGGTGAGCCTGTAGCGGACATCCGCGAGCTCGCTGTCGAGGTCCGCGCGAATGGCGTTCGCCGCCCGCACGCCGTGCAACTCGTACGGGTCGAAGCCGGGATTGTCCTCCGGGGGGAGGAATCCACCGTGCCCACCGCTCGAGCCTCCAGAGCCGCCGTCCCAGCCGTCGCGCGAGGCACCGTCGATCACCTGGCGGACCAGCGGGCCGGTGCGAGCGTTGAGCTGCTGCAACGCGCCGGACGTCACCTGCCGGATCGAAGCGCGCGCGGCGATCTGCGCGAGCGGTCCCGACCCCATCCCCTTGAGGATGCGGGTGATCTGCCCGAGCAGGAACGCCTCCGCGCCGACGTACAGGCCGATCAGTGCCGCCGTAGCCGCCGCCAGCACCATCGGGGCCGGCTGCGGCTGCGGCTGCGGTTGAGGGTCGGACACGGCTGCCCTCCTACTGCTGTGCGGGCTCCTGAGCGGGTGTCGGCGGCTCCATCGGCAGCGGCGGACCGAAGTCCGGCGGTACCGTGCCGAGCGGCTGGATCGCGTTCTCCTTGTGGATGCGCGCGACCTCAGCGTTCAGGTCGTCGTCGTCCCAGTCCGGGTGCATGATGCCGACGCGGACCTCGGTCGATGCGGACTGGGCGGCGTACAGTGCCTGCACGGTCTGCGCGAGCGCGAGCTGCGACTCCTGCACGGCATCCGGGAAGGTCACGTTGACGTCGTCGAACTGGTTCGGCGTGGAGAACAGCACCTGATCCACAGCGAGCAGCTTCTCCATCAGCTCCTTGAGCCCCGGGCGCCACAGGCGTGTCTTCCGGTCGCGGGAGAGGAGCGAGCGCTGCTGTTTCGCTTCGACCTCTGTCGCGGTGCGCGTGCCGCCGCCGCCGTCGTAGATGCCGAACGTCTCGGCCGAGTAGCCGGCGAGGCGCAGGATGTCGAGGACGAGCTGCGTCGCCGTCGCCTGATGCTCCTGGAAGCGGATCT